GCTGTGAGCTTACCAAGTTCATCTGGTGTATAATGCTGACCTTTTGAAGAAACAGCTGAATGAGCCATAAAATAGTCTCTAAAGAAATCAACTCCCATGTCATGGTGGATATTTAAGATTTTAGAGTAAAATTCTTCACGTCCTTTTTTATCAAAAACAAGTTCTTGAATTCGATTTGTGAAATTCATGTGTTCATCAACATTTAACATGTCATAGAATTGCTTTTCAGTAATTGTCATCTCTGCACCTCTTTCATAATTACATTATATCAAATTGCTTTCACTTTGTCAAACATTAACTGTCTTTAACCATAAATAACTTTTCATTTTTGCCTTTACTGCTTGTTCCGCCTTGCAAACTACTACGTGCTTTATCAAAAGAATAAACAGGTTCAAAGCGTTTGTCAGAGATTGAATAACTAGAAATTATCACAATGTTAGTTTTGGCCATTTCAAATGCCCAGTCGTAAAATTCTTGACTATCAAAAGCTGAACTAACGTCCTTGCAATACATTCTGTTTTTGTTATTGTCATCAACTCCAAGAGAAAAAATAAAACTGTCATGCTCTATCTTTGTTCCTTTCTCTAGTTTTAATAGCTTATCACGCATTTCTTTATAAACTTCAGTCTTAACTATTCTCTTTTGTTTTTTTCCCTTGTATCCTTCGTGTGTTGTACCCTCATAAGGTGGGTCAAGATATAGAATAGCTCCAGAAACTTCGCCAAAATCGTGATAACTTTTATTCGTTGCTTTTACTTCGCCAAGTTGTTGAAGTTGTTCAAGTAGTTGAACCTTTTTTTCATTAAACCAATTCCATTCTGCCCCAGAAATAACTTTATTATATGTTTCTGTCTGTTTATAACCGACAAAAACGTCATGCTTTTCAATAATTTCTTTAGCTAGATTATATTTCAAATCTGAAATTCCTTTAGAATACATAAAGGTTTTCATGCTATTCCCAAAAGAGTTAAGTAGTAATTTCAAAAAGTCATCTGTTGTCTTGTTTTCTTTAGCCTTAATTTCGAAGAACTCCTCACGTGAAACAATTAGCGTTTTTATCCATTCACGGTCTTGCGAAATAACTCGTTCAAATGCGTTGGTTATATCCTTGTCTAAGTCGTTGTAATACACTTCTAAACCATTTAAAATACATTCGGCTGTAATTGCTCCGCCACCTCCGAAGATGTCGTATATCGGCCTGTCTGTGCCAAAGTTCTGTTTGATAATTTCAATTATCTTCTTGCTTATCTTTTTCTTGCTTCCTTGATACGGTAGTCCGATTGGTTTACCTTTTCTAATTTTCTTCTCGTCTAACTTAAGCATTAAAATCCCTTGTCTTTCTATTTTGGTAAAATTTATTCCAATTTTCTATAAGTGCCAGCAACTTAGGTTCATCATATTCGGTAAATAGCTCAACCTGCGATGTAAACCAGCAACGCAAACAGCGACCGCAACTATAACAGATGTTTGTGTATCCTCTGCAACATTTGCAAACTCCTAAGCCATTACTCATTGGAATATCGAAGCAATGGCAATACCTTTTGTCATGTAAGTATTTTGTTTTGATTATTTTCTTCCTTTCGTTCTAATCAGGTCAACTAATGCAAAAAAAGCATATAGTCCAATTCCGACTATTGCTATTATAATAACTTTATTCGTATCTGTCCTCTGTAAGTCTATCCATGTTACCACCGGCGATTAGTCTGTCAATTTCACATTGATTAGTCCAAAATTCTAAGTGTCCTAGTTCAAAATCTGCATTAACTGAGATAAAACCATTTTCTAAAGTTTCCATTGAGTTGATTTTAATTAATTTGTTTTCCATTGTTGTTTCTCTCTTTCTTAACTTTATATATTTATTATAAACTATTTTCTTTTAATTGTCAAGCAATAAGTGCTATAAACTACTAATAAAATAATTGTTATTATGAATAGCGGCGGAATGAATACAGTTATCGCAAACCAAACAATAGAAACTAAAGTATAGATCATGATTTTAAGTATTAGTTTACCTGTTTTAGTTTCTTGAAAGGTTATATCTTCTGGATTACCGTAAAATACTTTGTCTTCATTTGCTTCGTACTGGTTTCTACAATAATCACATTTTCCATCAGTGAAACTTGAAGCCCCACAGGTTACGCATTGTTTTAATTCCATTAGACGATACCACCATAGTACAAGTTAGGGTATTTGGCAATCATTTTATTATTTATGAAATCAAAGTTTTCTTTCCAAAAGTCAGGTTTCAACCCATATAAGCCAGTTATGTACTTAGTTGCATGGTCAAAATCTCCATTAATTTTATAAATTGTTTCAATTTTTTCAAGTGCTTTTTCTTTTGTCATTGTTATTTCCTCTTTCCTTAACTCGATGTACTAAGTATATCAAAAAAACTCTAAGCCGTCAAGCCTAAAGTCTTTTTCAATTTTAATCTTTTACCGTAAAATATTTTTCGCAATCAAAGCATTCAAATGATACATAATCATTATTATAATCGCGTGCAATCACATTTTTGCTATTACAATGAATGCACTCTATAATATTATCCATTTAAGCCTCTTTCAATTTATTTTTGAACCAAATAATTCGTTCTTTGAACCAAGCGTCAACTCCTTCAGGACGTAGCCATTTACCTTGCTTCACACCGTTTTTTTCCATGAACTCAATCACTTTAGTTGGAGTTTCTAGGTCGTCCCACATAGTATATTGTTTTGCTGAATTGAATTTACTAAACATTTCCAGTGTTTCGATGTAGCTATTTTTCAGAAGCTCCGTGTCAAGCAATTTTTGGGCCTTCTCAGCACGTTTAGCGAGTCGTTCGTTGGCTTGTTCAAGTTGTCCCTTTTGTCGCTGTAAGCTCAAGTTATGATTGATATAAGCAATTTGCTGTGCATGTCTTCCAAGTTTGCCTTGCGTATTAAGCTCAATCAGTTTAGCCATTCCCTCGCCAAGAATTTCATCAGCCACAAAGTTATATTTATATTTTTTATTTGTGTTACGTACATAGTTGTCAAGTGTTTGCTTGATTTTAAGTTTTTTGTGCAGTTCTCTTAGTGTTGTCAATTTAATACTCCTTCATATATTTTACCAAACTTCAAAGCGTTAATTTTAACTAGCTGTTTCAAGTCTGATATAAATTGCTGTTCTTCGTCAAAGTCAAATGGCATTGTCACGTTTTCCTTGATCCAAGTGAAAGCTCCGTCAAAGTCTTGTCTTAGTAAGCTCATCTTATCCACGATGTCGATAATTTGCTCTTTTTCTTCTGCTGTGTACATGTAACCAACTTTCCACTAGAAAGGTAAATTTTCCGCAGTAACTTCAAACGGTTCAGAACCACCAAATAAGTCTTGCTTAGCTTGTGCTTGCTTGCTATTATCATCATGGATAAATACTTTTTCAACTGTGGGAAAAACAAAGTTATAATTTACATATTCGCCTGATTCCTTAGCTTGTACACGACCGCTGACTGTTACGGTGTCCCCTAATTGAATGAAGTCAGGTAAGAAAGCTGAACCGTATGCAACTTTTACATTCGAACCTTTTTCTTTTTCAAACAATGGAACAGAAATAATTTTCTTGTCGCCTTTTGCTGTGTTTACTGTACGTGTATTTTTTTCGTTTGCTTGTGCTGTAACTGTGATAATTGCCATTTAATTATTCCCCTTTTTCTG